CATGTCTGTCATAAACCAATTGGAAGACAGGCATATGCAATCAAGCAGCCAGCCACCTAACCGGATGCGGTTGGCACGTCCCCACGTTTGCCAATGTTCGACATCACATCGATTCATCAGCGTCCGTATGACAACCACCTTTTGATGGGTGCCAATGGACTTGTGCCAGTAGTTCTCCTTCAGGCTATGAAGTAACCCTGGCACGTTTGTTTCGTAGTGCCTCATCATGCACTCGTTTTCGACAGCCTTGCCGATGGCGTCTGTGACGCTCGATACAAGATTGGCTTTCGGTTTAGTGCTAAAGACTTTGTCGAACGTGATCTTGCAAGCAATAGCTGCTGCGGCTTCAGGTTCTAAGTCTTTGAGATATTCATGAATCTCTTTAAAATTGACACCCGCTTGTCCTTTGATCAAGCGTAGCCGAGTTGCATCAATACGACCCACCACATGAGGGATAAGGTCCCTAATAGAAGCCACCCCGTAGATTGAAGAACTTGCATAACTTTTTTCCTCAAGGTTGCGTGTGTTTGAGCGTAGATGATCCAGTCCTTGTCTGATTTGTTCTCGTTCAAGGGCAATCTGTTGGTCAATTTCAAATGGTGTCGGCATCCTCTGGTAGATACTTGACTGAGTGTCATCGATTTGTTCGTGCATCAACTCAATAATTTCTTCTTTGTGTGGATGTTTATCCAACTCAATGATGAGCCGTGCAAACTGCAAATCAGTCATCATCAAACTCCTGTAATAGCTCGGGGTGCACGTAGTACAACGCTTCTTCAGCGCAGACAATCAACTCGTGCGTTTTGTAGGTCATGTATTGTTTGATCTTGTTTTCAGCGTATGACATGCGTTTGTATACATGTTCAGTGACTTTGCTGTTTTCAAGATTTTTGGCGCGAATGACACAGGCAACGTCCACAGGAAGTTCCCAACCAGCAACCTTCCATTCCATTAAATCTTCGTAGAAGATAGGTTGAAACATACTGGCTGGGGTTTCCTTGTACTTACGCCATTTATTTGGGAAATACTTACTCATCGATTAACCGTACGTCTAGTAGTTCTGAAGCTTTGTCATTGGACAGCTCTAAGGCATACCAGGCGGCATCCTCAGGACTGGCGGCAAGAATGTAAATACTCTCGTCACTTAGACATACTTCATAACTCTTTAGTTCGGTTCCGAGTAGCTCGTCTAGCCCGTCGTGGTTTTGGTTTAGCGGGTTCTCCGATGTAGGATTCCCGTTCTGCCAACTCCTTATAAATGGGGTGCCATTTGTGTTTTTCGTCAAAGTAATACAACCAACAATGGATTGCATTACGGATGAAAAAGTCTTCATCCAACGCTTTCGCTTTCCCATCGTTAGCTGGTGAATTAGAAGTGGACATGTTGATACATGTGATTGTGAAAAGAAGATATTTAATTGTCCAGGTTCTGCAGGAGTTGAGCTATGCCCTTCCCGCACTTACAAGATAGTGACTATTGACCGTGAGTCCATGAATCAATTGTTAAAGTGGCACAAGACAAAACTTATTTGTCCGTTTTTATGCTCTTCCGTTTGTCTTTACATTGTATGGACAAGCACAAAAAAAGACCCCCGCCGACGCAGCAGGGGCCTAGTAACGTCTCTTCCTTTTGTATCTTAGGTGCGTACCTGTGTCGTGTCTTGTGACACTCCGGGATTAGGTGATCATCTTAGTGTTCTCATTAGGTTCTTCATGTGCCTCAGGACCGAAACCCTCAGCAACAATCTGAGCTTTGTTGACAGTTGGAGGTTTAGCCTTAGCGTCCTTGTCAGCAAATGAAGCAAACCAATCACGTAGTGAATCTCCGGTGGGTGTACCTTTAGGCCAAGAAATGAATTTGAGCGCTTTCTTTGTGTCCGTGAAAACACAACTGGTGTGAGGTTTCCAAACTGTGTAAGTGATGGGCGGTCCCTCACGGTTACGTTTGCGCTCAATCCACAAACCACCTGCTGTGAAGTAATCAGGCTTCATTTACACACCTAATGTGTTCGATGTGTTGATCGACCCATTCCAGTGCTTCGTCCTGTTGCCAGTCAAACCAACAATCACTAACAATCGTGGTTAGGACTTCTTCCATGTTTTTGCACTGTTCTAGCTTCGTCTTCAGCTCTTCGGAAACAATCATAGAAACTCCGTTCAAGTGTGGTTAATGGAATGGATGGGTCCTTGAGTGCAAGGCGTGCACGTTGTTTAGCCTTGCTTATGTAGTCCTTTGGGTTGTTGTACCATTGCGAGATCTTCGCAGGCTTCTGGTTAAGACGTTCGTTACTCAAGCTGTTGTACAGTGGTTATCTGTACTCTAGACAAGGTGTTAGGTATTTCTACCATTGCCAAGGTTATGGCGTGGTTTGCTGACATAGCCTTAACTGTGACGTGTCCAGTTGAACCTCGTCCAGTGGTGCGGGCTTTGCCTGCATACTTGACAAACCATTTGTGGTAATTCATTCAAACCTCGCACGTGTGTTGAACTTGTTCTCTGTACACATGCAATACCACTTGGCAGCTACATAGATTTCTGTGGGAGCGTAGTTCTTTGGTCTGAATGTGATCTCTGTGTCCGTGATTTTGAGATTACCAAACTCACCACGAATAAGACTCTCATCCTCTTGTTCCCACATCCAACCATACAGGTCCTTGAGTTGGTCCCGTTGTCGGTTGATAAACGTTGTCTCGTTATCAAACTGAGAATCAGTCTGGTACATGCTACGGTCTCGTGTCACAGTCTTGCGTACGAATGACCGTAGGTCCTTGATCTTGGGATTGTGTACCCGTTGTTTGAAGATAATAGCCATTGGATTAGGAGCGAGCTTGTCGAGCGATTAGTTGATCATTGAGGGTTGAATGGTTTCACCGTGGATGGTGACTACTGTGAAGCCTAGGGCCTTGATTTGTTCAATGTCCTTGCGCCGTAACGTTTTGAAGCCTGTTAGGTTCTGGATTGTTTCGGCTTGATCATTGACTGGGTACGCCAACGGTCTGCCGTACTTTTCTTTGATCTCGTAGACAGCAAGGTGTGTGCCGTCACTGACTGTGCGGGCGTGTTGTAGTCGTTGCTGGGCTGCGTCCATGGGATGGTGATTGTGAACGATTAAAAAATACCCGGCAAGATCGCCGGGGTTTGGAGTCGCGTCTGGCGACGCTTTGTGTTACTTTTGAGTGATCAATCTGTCGATGATTCGATGACACATTGACCGGATACATTCGTTCTGACCAATAGTTAGGCGAGCAATTGTGTCGGTGTTAGTATCAATCAGACCCTCAGATTGTGCGTCGTCGATGTAACTAACACGGCTAGGAATGTCTGCATACCATTGCAATAAATCAGCATTATATATATCCGTTAAGTTATCACTTATGCCCATGGCTAGGTCGTGGTGATCCATGAACTCATCGAGACCCTCAACGTCCATCAGTGCGTCAAGGATGCTTACGATGGTCTCGTAACGCCAGTCGTTGGGCAGTTCGTCGTCGTGCAGGCTGTGCAGCCACTCTGTGAGGTCGTCAACGGATTGGCGGGCTTGTTCAGTAAGACACCAATACAGCGTGCCGTCCTGTCGCTTGTCTTGTGTGAAGGCTGCTCGGAGTGTTCCTGCAGTCAGGAACCAGTTGATTTGTTGGGTGTTGGTGGTGGTCATCGGTTGCACTGTTCGTAGGGTTTGCCTGTGGTTGCCATGCAGTGGCGGGCTGTGGTGTCGTTGACCCATGCACCCATGACAACAGTCAGTAGGAAGATTAAGCCTAGGTAGATGGTGAGGGCTCGCATCAATCCTCCCAACCTGGACGGGCTACTTGGCTGACATAGAAGTAAGCACGTCCGAATTCTGAGAGCTGGTACTCAGCCTTCATCTTCAAAGCTTCTGCCTTGTCGTTGAATTGATCGACCGTCTCGTGGTAACGGCCCTCTTCGCGGTTGATGTAATAGGTCATGGTGTGGTGATCGGCGTTGAGTGGTTGGTGTCTTGCCGATGTGCACATGATTGCCCCTGGTGCTGGTCAGGGTCAATAGACCATGTGACAGTTATCCAATTGGTTGGTCGGCCAACAGATTGAGTGAGATTGAGGTGGGTAGATGTAACGCGTGCGTTCTATATGCGTGTCTGTTTCGTGTAGCAGGTTGATACCGTCCAGCCTTGCGT